ACGTTGCTCGGTATTTTTGCGTGCCTCTTCGTCCTTACTTTTGCAATACTCTAGATAAGAGTTAAATTGATCTACCGTAGGCATTTGATCGTAAAATTTATCATTCATAACGTTTAATTTTATTGAAGGTATACATTGTATACATAGTAGCCAAATCTTTTTTGTTAATAAAGTGTTAAACTTTGTTAAAGGGGTAAAACTGTCCGAAGATTGTCCGGACAAAAAACCGGACAAACCTAATTTATAGCATAAAAAAGCCCCCGTAGAAACGGAGGCCGTACGTCGTGTATGAATCAACGTTATGAAGATATTTAATAAAGGCTAGATAAAACTAGGTCCGCTTCCGCTTCCCTTCGCTTAACTTGATCGTCTAGGCCTTTCTCCTCGAAGTGTCTTTTAGATCGCTCTAAGGCGTCTGCTATCCCCTCGTAATCCCTATTCCTTGTAAAGTCTATTATTTCCCTCATTTCCGCCTTATCCTCGCCCTCTAATCTATTTCCCCGACTAAGTACTAAAGAAACTAAAGCCCCCCTTGTATTAGCGTTTAAATCGTCTAAATGTGGATAAATAAATTTAGCCATACTATACCCTCTAGGGATCGTTCTCTTTATAAAGACCTCGTAAGCGTTTAAATAGGGAATATTTACTTTAAGTAGGTCCGAAGTTAGCATTTGTTTAGCCGGATTACCATTAAGCCCTAAAACCCTAAATAATAGCGGGAAATAGTTTGGATTAATATTACCGTCCCAATCGTCTATTAACTGCGTCTTATAAGTGTCTCCTAGATCGTAGCCTATTCCTATTATAATCCCCGTTCCCCGATAACTTGGCCTAAATAAAAACTTATTATAGTAGTTTTTATTTTCTACCTCAAATTGAAGTATTAAGTCAATAGCGGAGCGGGAAATCATTTTATTTATACGGTTCGTAAACTGCCTTACCGTTAACTCTTTTAGCTTTAAGTATTTGTTTACGTTGGTTACCCGTCGACTCATAAGAAACGTGAACCCAATCCGGATTACTGTCCGATCCAAACTCCCAAATTAATTGATCGAACTCTAGGCTTTCTTTTATGTAATCGAAAACCATTTTATTAGTAATTCCTTGAAGGCTTCCGTCCATATCTATATCGATAGCTTCGCCGGTGCAATGCTGAGAAGTTGCGGAACCTCCGATACATTTATTTAACTCCTTGGACCTATATCCGCTAGAAATATGGATCGGGCAACGGAAATTAACGCGAATAGGCTCGAACACCTTTTCGGCTAGTAACTTAAAGTTCTCGATATGTTCGGGCGTTGGCATATTGCTAATCCCTTGTCTCTTTGCTGACTCGCTACGGATTAACTCCGCTAGTTCTAAGTGTTCGCTTAACTTCATATTATAAGTTTTTGTTTCCTTTTATATTCTCGTAAAGACTCTTAAAGAACGCCGCAAAGACAATAGCTACGAAACTATGATAGATCGTATCGCTTACTACTAGGTCCTTTTGGAATAGTCCGGTTCCTATATCGGAAACCGCAAAGACGCACATCATTAAAAAGGCTCCTACTCCAATAGCTACGGCCCCGTTTAATGGAGACTTATCGCTTAATAAATGCCAAATAAAATTCTTTATCATTTCTTTTTGCGTTTAATTATTTTCTTAATTTGTTTCTCGTTATTATTTCTTACCTCTACTATTAAATACATTATCGTAAGACAAAGTAAATAAGTATAAATATTTAAAAAGTTAGTCTCTTTGTCTAGGTTATTTTTAGCCTTATTAGTAATAGAGTTTCTTAACCCGTCTATATTACTGTAAATCTTAGTCTTATAATCTAAATAGTCGTTACTAAAAAAGGCCTTAGAGTTTAAACTGTCAAAGGCCGGCTTCTCTATATTCTTGGCTAATTGGTTACTTATTTCTAGGCCCTTATTATAAAATACTTGCGCTTCTTGATCTAGCGTAAAAGTCTTTTCTTTTCTCCTTTCTAAGTGTTTGTTAAATGTATCTAGGAACTTAATCTCTTTTGTACTTGTATAAGCGATCGCGTAAAAGGTTAAAGAGTCCGTAGAGGACCTAAGATAGTAGGCTATATCTTTACCTTCGTCTAGTTTGTTTTGGGCTATTTCTATTTCCTTTAAAGAGGATATAGATAGGATAACGCACGTTACCGAGACTAGAACGATTACATAATATTTAATTACTTGTAAGTTCATTTCTTAACCTTTTTTCTCGCCTTTTTTACTATTGGCTTTTTAGGGGCCGGCTTGTCCTTTAATACTTTGGATAGCATTAACTCGACTCCTTTAAGTCCTAGGAACCCTAATAAAAAAGCTATTGAAAATTGATAGTTGACCTTTGTAACGCTGAATAAATCCGAGGCCACCGGAGTAAGATAATTAGCCGACGCAACCCCCGCGAAGATTGAAGTAATAGACTTACGAAGGTCCATTTTAGTATCTTTGCCTATCATAAGAATAGATCCAAATAGGCCCGCTACGCTCATTCCTATATTTATACCTAAATTTTGTAAGACCTCTTTCATTAATATATCTTTTTAGAATACCCTATCGTTACTACGTTAGTCGAGTACCCTAAAGAAAATATGTCTTTTTTCGGCGTTTTATAGTTTAACCCCAATCCTAGACCTAGTTTCCCGTCTCTTCTATCGTAGGAAGTAAAGCCGCCTATATAAAGCGCGCCTTTCTCCTTAGTAAAGATATAATTATTTCTAATTATAGTTTTCTCGGCTAGGACGGCTTCGAAGCCCCTAGATTGGATCTTATTGCGGGAAATTGTATCGTTAATAACGAATCTATTTGAGTCCTTAAATATCGTATCGGAATAGGCCTTTACTTCGGCGTAATCCTTAAGGATAAAGGTAGTATCGTGAACCTCGTCTACTAAGAAGGTAGTATCTAAAACCTTATAAGGTATGTCCTTCCCTTTTTTAGTGATCTTAAAAGTATCGTACTTGTAAAGAGTGTCTATTTCGGTTCGTACTGTCGTAAAATCAGTAGGGCGACTAAATAATAGCCACCCTACTACTAAAATCAATACTACTATGAACAAATTTTTCATTTTATAACTCCTCTTCTATTTCCTCTTCGTCAAAAGTTACACCGGTTACCCAATCTTTTAGGAAGTGGAACTCTTCTAATCCTTTAGGATTTAATACCTCAATAGGCTTAAAGTCGAACTCGCTTTCGTTAAGTTTCTTAATGTCTTCTCTTAATTTCTTAAGGCCTTCTTTAGAGAATCTATATTCTCCCTTTTCGTTTACTGTTAAAACGCCTTTATCGTCCGTAGCGGCGTTATCTAGCCTAAGTTCCTCTACTTTGTTTACGTAAGTTTCTTGATAAGTTTTTAGCTTCTCGCCGAACTTAAATAGTTTCTTTTGGACCTTAGTTTCTTGTTTGCCTATTACGGCGTTAATTTGGCTAATTACTAGACCGATTTTTTCGTACTTCATAAGTTAATTATTTTTACAAATATATAACTAAATAGTATTTGTTGGAGTCTCTTCGATTATTTCGGGAACTTCTATAACCGGAGGAATATAGTCCCCTATTATAGTTAAATTAAGTTGCTCCGCTACCCAATCCCAAGCGTAAGAATCTACGGTCCATTGTTGGTAAGCCTCGCCGGTCATAGTTAAAGCCCCTTGCGCTACATTATCTAAATTTTCATCTAATAAAGCGTAATTAAAACTAGCTGATTTACCTAATATTACAGTATTTCCAAAAGCATTTAATATTGTTGCGGTTACTGATTGTCCATTTATCCAAGTTTGGATAGGAGAAATTTGTTTCATTTTACCATTTATTTAAAGGGCAACCTTTTTGCGAAAATATCTTCGCCTTTAAAGGACACCCACATTTAATACATTTTAATTCTATATTATGCTCGCACTTGTCGCATATTTCAAACCTTTGATTTGCCGTTTGCTTTTGTTCGTTAGTTGGGTTTAACATTTTAAACCACGATCCTAATATATCTTTAACAATAATCATAAGTAATTCCGCTAACTACTCCTACTGAACTAATTACAAAACTAGTTAAATTTGATCCCGAAGGTAGCAAATCGTATGTAGCTACTCTAACTCCCGCACCGTTATATAAAGTCGTTTGCGCCGCGTTTGTATAAGCTAAAGTAAAAGTAGAGTTTAAGTATATCGTTGTAATAAAAACAGTAGCGTAGCAAGTTAAAATATAAGTATATATATTAATCAATACTCCTATATCGCTTTTAACTAAAACTTGTAAACTTGACTTAGAAGTATTTATTAAATAATTCCCCGGCCCCGCATAATAATAGTTAGCTAAAAAATAAGCCTTTGTAATTAATTGAAGTGAGTTAGCCGGCAAAGTACACCCGTCGCACCAAGGATAATTCCCTTGCGTACTTGTATTCCAAAAATCATTCATTGCGGTTCTTGTTATGCCTTGATTAGCCGCAGTCCCCGCCCAAGTTGTAGACATATTAGTTAAGTTTAGCTTTTAACTCTTTAATTTCTTGCTCTAAAGCGTATATTTTAGCAGTATGAACCTCACGATAAGAAAGGTTTAACATTTTGTCGTCTCCTTTTAAAATAGCATTATCTAGTATTCCTATAAAATCTTGAGCGTAATAACCTAATTCCACTTTTCCGTTTTTAGTATAAAGTTTAGGCGTTATTTCCCCTATTCCTTTTGTTTGATAATTATCTTGAATAAGTGTTTTTAATCTATTATCGGAACTTTCATAAAAAGCGGTCGCCGTAACTGATGAAACGCAAATAACTTGTAGAGAACCTCCTTTTAATCTCATTGCCTCACTTCTACTATTTGCTACCGAAGCGTAAACATATAAAGCTAAATCTCCCGCAACACCTTGCCCCGAATTGTAAGCGCTACCAATTCCGGGGGCCGAGGTTGCATAAGCACCGCCGGCAAAGTTCATATCTCCAAGATATATTTGTGCGCCATTACTTGAAGCCGTATTATTATAAAATCCGGCATTGCCATTTTGTAAATCTAATTTAAGTTGTGGACTAATTGTTCCTATACCTACATTGCCTGTATTAGTAATAGTCATAAAAGTAGAACTTCCACCTAATCCTCTAAATATATGGTTATAAGCATCATAATAATTGTACGATGCATTTACTAAAATCCCATTTCCATTAATATGAGTAACACTTAAGGCATTTAATGCAGAATTACTTTGATATACTGTTAATAATTGACTTGGACTAGTAGTTCCGATACCTACATTCCCCGCTGTAAAACTAAATTGTGAAGCATCAAAAGCAAGTTTAGTATTTGTTGAAGTAGAATAATTTCTTGAACGAATAGTAGCTTCTTGACCTGCAGGATAATAACTAATTGAAACCATACCACTTGTAGAAGTCATATCTCCATAACTTGCTTCATCAGTAACAAACATTCTACCATTTGACCTATAACTTGTTGCTGTTACACTACTAGAGAATGTAGCTGCTCCTCCAACCAAAATCGCTCCCGTTCCGTTTGTAAATGTAATATTATCACTTCCTAGTAAACCTCTAATAGCCCAAGTATTAGTATTAGTTTGTAAAAATTGGAACCCGTCAGTTGCCCCGCTTCTAACCTTAAATCCACCATTATAATTTATGTCTAATAATCCGGTTAAAATTCCACCCGCTAAAGGAAGATAAGTAGAAGCCGCGCTAGTTGTAGTTAAGTAAATATTAGTATCTAAAGCAAAAGTTCCCGCCGCAGTCATTTTAACAAAGGACGTAGAAACATAAGTTAACCCCGATAAAGAAGTCAAATTAGTAGATCCCGCTTGTTTGCCGTTAAATATATTCCAATCCGTAGAACTTAAATAACCGTTAGTACTTGTAGTAGCTTGACTAATAGAAACAGTAGCCGCACCCGATACAGTAGAAACACTAATAGGGGCCGTTCCGCTCACGCTAGAAATTCCCGCCGTAATAGTCCAAGATCGGTCCGCGCTTAAATCGTAAGTAACTGTATTAATAGTTAAAGTTCTAGTAGTCGGAACTCCTCCTAATCCGGCTAAAGTATAAGTAGGAATATTTAAAACGTTACTTAGTAAAGTAGCCGGTCCGCTAGATCCGGTAACGGTAAGACTAGTAATTCTATTAGTATAAGCCGTATCCCAAGTAGCTTGAGAAGCGTTAGTAGGAATAGAATATCCGGCCGCAAAAGTAACCGCTAAAGTTCCCGAACTTGTAATAGGGGAACCCGCAATACTTAATCCCGTAGGTACTGACATAGCTACGCTCGTTACCGTTCCGACGTATTGGTCCACATAATTAGGAATATTTAAAATTCCCGTAGCATTATCATAAGTAGAAGCGCCGGTAGATCCCGTAGTCGTAAGACTAATCGCCGCTCTAGCCCTTGCGTCCGTAAAATATAAATTTGTTAATCCTTCCGTTACTTGCGTAGTCGTATAGTCTCCGCTAGTCGCTACTACCGCTCCGGTCCTACCAAATACGGAAGTAACCGGATAAGATATGTCGCTAGTTAAAGCTAAAGTTCCCGTCGCGGAAGGGAAGGTATAAGTATAACCCGTCGCAGACGGTAACGCAAAATAATTGCTAATACCTAATCCACTTGTAAATCTTAGGCCGTTAGTCATTCCGCCTAAATTCATATAACCCGTAGCAGAATAAGAAGATCCATTTTGTAATAAGATACCTCCGTCGTTCTTAGTAGCGTTACTAAATGTCTTAGTTCCTCCGATAGTTTCGTTACCGGTTAAATGTACTACGTCCGCGTCTAAAGCGTAAGTATTACTATCTACGCTTCCGTCCGCCTTAAGGAACTGACTAGAAGTTCCTCCTATTTTTATAAAACTATAAGCGGTCAAATCCCCCGCATTATTAAAATATGCTTTTCTATAAACATTTGTCCCGTCCGGAGTATAATAAAATCCGAAATTGTAATTTCCTCCGTCGTAATCTATACCATTAAACCAAACATTATCCCCGTTACTAGCGTAAGCAAATAAAGTGTCTTGATCTGCGTTAGTATTTTCTATTCTAGATACTATCGTCCCCGCTCTATGTACGTCTAAAGTAACTGTCGCATTTGGCGCCGTTCCTATTCCTATTCTAGCCGCTTGTAAAGTATGAGTACCTAAGTTAACGTTAGTAGTCGCTCCGGTATAAGGAACGTAACCCGCTAAACTTGGGAACGTAGTTAAATTACCCGCTCCATTAATATATTGAGTATTATCCCCGCTAAAACCTAAATTTATTACACCGCTTGTAGTAACGGGAGAACCGGTAATAGCTAAAGCGTTTCCGTCTCTAGATACACCTACCGAAGTTACGGTCCCCGTCGCTCCCGACGATCTAGCCCAAACTGTCCCCGTATAAACTGCGTAGTCTCCCACCGCAAAAGCAATAGGACCGGCCCCGAAGTTTACAGTTCCCGCAACGTTACATAACCAAACGTCCCCCGCGTTACCCGTTCCGTTAACCAAAGTAGGACTATTAGTAGCCGCGTTCCAAACTCCTTTAAATTCCATAACCGAATTAGGTAACTGACTTACTAGAATTTTACCGTTCTCGTCAAGCCTAGGAACCCCGTTAGCGACGTTAAAGGCTACGGA